AATTACAGGGTAAGATTTATCATCAATTCTAGCAGATATTTTTTGTGCAGTTTGATTGACAAGTTCATTAAGAAAATCAATACTTTGTATTTCACAACCAATATCTAAAACAGAATTAATAAACTTAGGTTTCCTATAATATTCAGGAATAATACCAAATATTTCTACGTTATCAGGAATATTAAACTTAATATGATTATTACCGATAGTTATAGTAGGTGATGTAATTTTAGTCTTAGCAAAGAAATGATTATTAATATTATCTTCATCATCAGACTTAATAATACGACAACTAACTATTTCACCATTTTCATAATCATCATAAGTATCTGTATTTGTATATGCAAAACTAGTATCTATATTACCTAAATGAAAAATAATATTACTATTTTCATTAAATGGTAATTCACAAATATTACTATCAATAGTAATAATAAATGAATTAGATTTATAAATATCACCAAAACGAACCCATTTAGCACTAATACCTTTATATGAATTAAGTATTTCAAGAATGATAGGAACAAGCATAAACTTACTATCATTTTGATTAAATTCAGGTATCGGTTTAGGAACAATGGCTCTATCAGAAACATCAAACAAAGTTGAAGTATCTAATGAAATAGTAAAATCAGAAGTATAATCAGATATAGTATTTGCATCAACAAACGGTATTACATAAGTATTAACCGTAGAATGAGTAGTTAATTTATCAGCATTAATTAACGCTTTGATTTTAATCATACGAAAATAATCTTTTGGCATATCAATAAATGCAGCATTAAGAACAGAATTTCTACGATTTGATAATACAGGTAAAATCGGACTTTCATTAACTTTTACAGTTTCAAGCATATCCATAGCACGTTGAGAGTATTCAAAATAACCTCTATCGAGTTTAGGATTAGGATCAATAATGTTATTAATTAATTGAAACATAACTTCATTAAGAACCCAATCCTTTTCTTGAGGTTTGATTACTTGTTTGCTAGCACTATTAATACGTTGTAAAGCAATATCAATTCCAATATGTAATTCCTTAACAGTAGAATACATGGTATTATAATTTAATATTATTTAACTTACCCTTAACTTCATTAGCTAGTTTAGCATTATCGTTATTATTTAAGAAAGCAACGGCTTCTTTAACAGTTTTACCTAAAACTTCACCGTCAACAGGATTACTAATAATTCCGCTTTCAATATCACGATTAAGAATTTGATAAGCAATTAGTTTTTCAATATAAGCTATTTGCTGTAAACTCTTATCTTCTGCAAGTCTTATAAACTCATTAGGTTTAGAGTTTTTAAAGTTTTCAAGTATTTGTGCTTTTTCACTAGTAGTAGCATTACTAATACTATCACCATATCCAGCAGCAAATAAAATAGTTTCAACTTTATTTTTATCTTCTAATAAGTTAATATAAGTCTTAGTTGCTTTATTACGTAAAGCAAACAGAATTTCTTTTTCTTTTCTAGCTAATGTATCATCATGTATATAAAACCTAATGTTTTTACTTTTATTAACATCATCAGGTTTATTTGCTACATCACGATAATTTTCACAATATCTCCACAAAACATAATCTCTTACGTTAATAGGAGTTCCAAATTTCCAACGATTATCTACTTTAACTTTACTTTCGACTATATCTGCAAGAGTTTTATCATCACGTCTTTCAACTTTAAGTTCATCAAATAAACGTTTAATTGCAGCTTTTTTATCAGAAGCATTAACATCGTATATCATACCAATTTCAAGAGGAAGTCCTTGTTCAGGAACATGAACAGTTAAATCATCAAACCAATTACTAAGTTTAGATATAAAGTTAGGATTAGTTGGTTGAAGTCCTAGTTCTCTAGGCATATAACTTTTAAGTTCATCTTCTTTAAGCATGATAGCACGTTTACCTCTAATAGAAGCTCCGATATGTTGATTACCTTCTTGCAAAACAGCTTTATTAACAGCTAAAAATAGACCACCGTATTTACGATAAATATGTATTATTTTACTAACACTTTCCATAATAATATTGTTTATAATTTATAATTTATTTTACACATTACTATTACCAATAACAATATCAATTACAATACAGATTGTAACATGAAACAATTAGCAGTATTAGCAATATCGATACCTTTAGTAAATAGTTTTTCATAACTTGCTTTATCAACATCAGTAGATAGTTGAGGAAGTAAGTCAGCAGCAACACCCCAAGATGGAGGTATAGGAGTAATACCTTTATATACACCAACAAGTTCTTTACGACCTTTTTGATATGCCATTTTAATATTACGTTCACCATCATAAACAGAGTGATCAAGTAATATACCTGTATGAGAAATCATAGGTTTACGAGTTCTAGGATGAACAATACCGTTACGTTTTTGAACTTCAGCAACAGAACCATTATTAAACAAAGCAAGAGGTTTAATAGTAATAGTATTACCTTTAACATCACGATATTGAGTAAAGTTATTACCATAAGCAAGAGCACCTTCTGTTCCGCTAATCATTTTTTCACCCATAGCAACAGTAAATCCACTAGCAGCTATATCAGCTTTGATAGCATAATCGAAATCATCAAGAAATCCATCACCACCATACATAACTAACTCAAGAGTTCCATTGTCAGGTTTTTGATCACTAAGAACAGTCATCATGTTTTTAATTTTACCAAGAGTAAGACGCTCACCATAGGTATCATAATTTTGTTCTTTAACTTGTTCCATAACACCAGCACCTTCAGGAACTTTTTCACCACTAGCATAATCTTTCATCATTATACTACCATCAGCAGTTCTATTATATTTAGATAACCAAAGATGTTCTTCATTCATTTGATAAAGACTTACATCAAATTGACGCATCTCTTCATTAATCCAAAAATTAGTAGGATTACCATTCTCATCTTCAAATTCAATATCAACAACTTTGTTGGCATGATTACCAGCAATAGCTTTAGTATAACGTTGAATAGAAAGTTGATTAGCTAATTTACTTGGACCAATAACACTAGTCTTATTACCTCTTGAAAGTTGTTCTGCAACAGTAGGAGCAGTCATAACCCAAATCTTACCAGGTTGTAAAAGTTCAGCACTCATACCTTCTTCGGCAGTAGTAGCTTTAAGTTCACAAACAAATCTCCAACCACGACCAGGAACTTCAACTCCTTCAGTCATGATACGAGCCATAGTAACACCATCAGCTGCAATCAAACCAAAGTCACGAGTAAATTTATTAGTTTTAGCATATATATTAAAAGGAGTATATCCTTTACCAACTGTTACAGTAGGAGCATATTCAGCATATACAAGTTCATCAGTATGAGTAATTCTACCCATAATATCAAGTGTATATTCAATAGAATTAACAGGATTTTCAGAAGCATTACCCTCTTGACCTTCTGTAAGAACAGTCAAAGGAAATTTATCACTATCTTTACCCCATTTATAAATAAGTCTTTTAGATAATTTGTCAGGTTGAGCCAACATTAATCTAACAAGAGTGTTTTCGCTAGTATGAATACTATCGTCATATCTAGCAGTTGTTACATTTCTAATCATAATAACAATTTTTTAATTAATAGATTGATTAAATACGAATATTATTAACGTCAATCTTATTACCACCAACATTACGTTGTTGTTGTTGTCCATTACCGCCAACACCCTTTTTAGCTTTACGAATAAATTTTATATGTTTAGTCTTTGCAGCACTATCAATTAAATCTTTATTATTATTACCTGTAAATAATAAGTAAGCATCTAATAATTTATCTTCTAGTTTACGACTAGTAGCATCAATTTCATATTGAGTTTTACCATCTTTAACAGGCATTGCATAATATGCTAAAAATTCATCACGATTACGTTGAACAACATTACCATTAGCATCTCTAGTTTTAATCATTGCAGGAATAGTAACATCACCTAATTTACCAGATGAAACTATACTCTTAACTTTATTAAATACTTCAAGTTGTCTTTGACGTTCTTCTTGTTGCTTAACAGCAATAGCTTGTTGTCTGCGAGTAGCTTGTTCATTAATACGACCATTAATAAATTCTAATTCAGCTTGAGCAGCAGCAAGACTTTTACCATCATCAATAAAGGCATTAGCAATAGTTTCAGCAACTTCACGACTATTACCTTTCATCATTTGACCTTTAATGATTAAATTACGGTGTGCATCAGTATTTTCTTCAGTAAGTTTAATATCTAAAGGTTTCTCACCAAAAGAAAAACCTTCCACAGAACCATTAAGCTCTATATATTCATATAGTTCTTTAAGTTCAGGTTTACTTTCAAAAATACTATTAAGAGCATTAATAGCAATATTCTTACCATAAGTATTAACAAGATATTCTTCACGTTTAGCAAAACCATCAACAGTAGGTTCAAATTCAACAGGATTACCATTAGCATCTGTTAATTCAAAACCGGTAAGTTCAGTAACTTTTTGCATAAGTGCCCCAACATCACTTAAATCAGTGTCCCCATCAGATTGTTCAGCAATGATACTCTCAACTTCTTCTCTAGTTTTAACTATATTACCGTCAGCATCAATAGCTTCACCATTTTCATTAATAGTTAGCTCAACATCATCGATAACAATAGCCTCAACATCTTCAATAGAAGAAACAGTAGGGTCTGCATTCAATTGATTAGCGAGTGATTTACGAAAATCAGTAGCACTAAGAATAACTTCATTCTTATCATTAAGAATATTACCTTCTAAATCAAAAGATTTACCACCAACAGCATTAATAATTTTACTTTTATGTTCATCATTTAATTTAGATATAAAATCGACATCAGTAATTTCATTAGATGTTGCGTTATTGATAATATCTTCATTACCGCTTACTAATTCAACAAAATTTACATCTTCGTTCATAACATTAACTTTTTTAAATTTACAATTCAATACAATATTAATAATAATTATAGTAATAACCAAATATATAATACATTAAACATTAATATTTGTTGTTTCTAATTGACTTTCAAGACTTTGTATTGTATCTTCTAATTCTTTAACTATATTATCAGTATCATCGGATACGGCTTTATTTTCTTTTAGTTCAGTCATTTTATAATCAATTAGTTTATTTTTTAGTTTAGTGATATTATCTTGAGTATTACGTCTATCTTCATGCTCTTCTTTAAGTTTAGCAGCCTCAATAACTCCTTTAGCTTCTGTTTGAGCATTTTGAGCTTCATTTTCTTGAGCTTCTTTAGCACGTTTTTGTTCAAGTTCTTGATAATGTAAAAGTATCTCTTTAAGTTTAGATAGATTTTCAGTATCAATAGCCTCAATAGCAATATTAAATTGACCATTTTGACTAGCACTAAAAGCAAGATCTTGTAATTTATTTAATTTATCATTTAGTTTAAGACTATTATCAACAAATATTCCATATTCAGTTTCACAATGCTCATATCCATTAATTTCAAAGAATTTAGTCTTACGATTACTAGACATATATTTACCTTTCTTACCATCAATCCAAGCAACTTTAGTAAAATCAATATCAGCCTCATAATCTTTACAACGAGCTTTATTAAATACTTCATTAATCATAGCACTACCAAGACTACTTCTCATAATAGCTTGTTCAGTAACATACTTACCAGATGTAGGATACATTTCACCAGCACGTTGAGGGTTCATATCAACAGCATCATTAGCAAGTTGTTTAGTTTCTATAATTAATCTACTAAGACTTTCAATATAATTATAGTCAGAAAGATCAATAGCTTTAAGAGCTTGAACAGCTACTGCAAAATTACTAACACTATCATCAGGAAAAGCAATACCTGAACTAGTCATACGATACAATTGTTCTTCTTGTTCAATATCATCACCGCCAAGCAGTCCTTTAGGAAATACAGCAATCTTACCATGATTTTTAGCAATAGCACGTTCTCTAGCAAGATAAAGAATATTAATAACTTTTTGATAATACTTTAAAGTTAAAGGAATTGAATGATTAGGAAATAAAGGCATAAGATTAATCTTACCTGTAATAGGAAGTTTACAAGCATAATTATTATTAATCTTATTACGTTGAACAGGTATTTCTTCAGGAGGAATATAAACACCTGTATAAATATCACCAATAGCATACATTACATATACAGTAGGAATATAATCAGTTTCTAGTTTAATATCACCAATACTTTCATCTAGTTTATAATCACGTTCAACTTCCATTTGTTGTTCTTTACCTAGAATGTCAGTATAAGTAAGAATTTTAATTTCTTTAAATGCTTTAAAGTAAAGTTTATCAACAGAGAAATGACCTTTTTTATTAAGAACATCTTTACGTTGTTCAGGCATATTATTACCTAATTCAGCACTATAATATGTAAGTAATAATTGAGTATCTACTTGAGTTTGACCTGTTTCATTAAATCTAGTATGAATATCTTTAAGATACTTCTTATCTTTATTAGTTAGCTTATCATTAAAAGCAGATAGTATTTCAGATAAAGTCATCCACTTTTTAATAATAGCACCGTCATATTCATCTACAAAATCAGCATTACTATAAATAAGAAATACTTGACTAGGATGTAATACTTCTTTAATAAGATCGTCATTATGAATATATCTATCAACAAAATATTGACCATATATTATCCAATAAGTATAAGCCTTTAGATAAGCATATTCATCATCAGTTGAATATTTAAGAAAATCAAGTAGTTCTTGATCTACAATAGCACGTTGATCTTTCCAACGAAGTTCAAACTCTTTAGCTTCTTGTTCAAGATTAATATTCTTATCTAGTTCATTAATAGGATTATCTTCTTGATTGACTTCATTAAGAGTTTCATTAAGCATAGCTTTAGCTTTCCTATCAAGTTGGGTAAGCATATACTCATTGAGACTATCTAAAAATTCATTATCTTCATTAGGTAGTTTAGAAATAACAGTAAAAGTATTAGTACTTTTAATATATTCACCAATAAATTTACGAACAATAGGCATTATAATATCCATATTTTTAAGGTCACCAGGATATTTACGAAAACGTTCATCAGTAGCATTATAAGGATTAAGTATCCACTTATATTCACTATTCTTAATAACACCATATAATAAATCTTCAATTTCAGCAATATCTTTAGAAGTATTACCAGCATACTTACGAAAGAAATTCATAATAGCCATATAATAAGGCTTATCATTTTTACGTTTATCAATCTCATAAAGATCAATAGCTTTAGGAGCATATACACTCATAACAACATTATTTTAATTAATACCAAGCACGTTCAAATATATTCTTAGTTCCACCTATTAAATTATTATTCTTTTTAGACTTAGGTTTAGTATTAGTATAAAGCATTTCTTTAATATCATACATACCTACAATAAGAGCAGATATTCTATCAAAGTTACCTTTAAGATTAAATTTCAAAAGTTCATTAAGTAAACCTTCATCATCTATATAATGAAACACATATTTATTATTACCAAATTCATCAACCCCAACTTTAGTATATAACCATTCATAAAGAAGTTCAAGTCCTTTAAGTCTTCGATTACTAGAACCAGCACCCATTGAAATACCAAAACCTCTACCTATACTACCTTGAAGTTTAACGTCCCAAGCAAAAGTAGGTTCACCGACAAGTCTATTAGTTTCTTTCCAATGTTTAAAATCTTGAATAACTTGTCCTCTATCATTTTCAGTCATAACCTTAGCATTATAAAATTTACTAAGTTTAAGAAGAAGTCTATCAAAATGTTCTTGTTTAAGAGGACGACCAATATAACTAGCAACTAATACATCACCACGACTATTAGTAACATTATTAGGAACTAAATAAATATATATAGTACCAAAACTATTATCTCTTGTTATATCTTTATTAGCATCTTTATCTACACCATAAGGGTCAACCCATATTCTATATAAATTATCAGGTATAGAACCATTGATTTTAATAGGTGCATGAAATAATCTAATAGAACCTAAATTATCACCTTTAGGATCAGGATGAAGTCTAGTAATATAAGGATGTATTTCTTTTTGACGACCTTGCGTCATTAACCATTCATTACTACGAAATACAATACTATCTTTAATAGAACTATTAGCAGCTTTAAATTCTTCAAGTATTCCGTCACGATAATAATTACCTATAACTTTATTCTTAACCGCTTTATAATGAAGTTCTAATTCTTCACTACTAAACATATTACTAGAACTACTTGCAAAACTATCAGCAGGAGTATTACCATATTGACCTTTAAAATCAATATAATCCTTTATTGTTTCAGCAGTATCATATTTAAGCCTATGTTCAAGTTCTGCAACTTTAATAGCAATCTTATAATCAGTATTACCATTTTTATCCATTGCAAGTTTACCGTCATATTCTCCTTCAAGACCCCACCAAAAAGGTTTATAAAAACCACAAATCTCATCACGTTTATTCTTATCCCAAACATTTTCAAAAGGCATAAAACGCCAACGTTTAGGATTACGAAAGTCACGTTCAAAATCTTCAGCAGTTTCACTATCACTGTTAACAGTTCCAAAAACAATAGCTTGACCTGTAACATAACTACCTGTTCTAAGAGTAGGTTCAGTTTGTGTCATAAAGTCATCAAAATTAGGTAACGTTCCACGTTCCTCAACTTTAATCTCATCACTATCTTTACCAACAGCAGCATTAGCATTATTAAATGTAGATACAGATACAATACCAGATTTATAACCAAATACACGTTTATATTTATCTCTATATCCTAATTTAATATCTTCTATGTTACGACTAATAACGCCTCTAACAAAAGGAGTTTGAGTTTCATAATAATCAATTTGATCAAGAGCCATATTAGCAATAGCATTACCTGTAGTAATATATTTTTTATCCCAAGCTACAAGTAAAACTGTTTTATTAGGAGTAAGATTAATAGTATTAGCAGAACCTTTACCTTCCATGTAACTAAATCCAGCACGTCTAGTTTTACAAACAATAACATTATAACCATTAGCTCTACTAAACTCTTTAACTTTATACCACCAATATTGACTATCAAAAAATCTAGGAAAACCTTTTTTCTTAATAGCAGTATGATTATTTTTAGTGCTATCAACATCTAGTTTAAGAATTTCAGAATAATTAAGAAAATTATAATGTTCGCCTGTTATTCTAAGATCATGAATACTACCATCAGGCATAAGTTTACAAGGAGCTATAAATCCATTCTTACGTCTATCTTCTTCTCTACGTCTAAATTTACGATGAGGAATACTATCTATCTTATCTTTAATATAAACACCATATTTCTTTTTATAATTAGCAGCAGGACTTAATAGATGAGTATCAATAAATTTAAAATTCATATTAAATAGAAACCCACCACTTTCACCAATAAGAAAGTCATTATCAGGATCAATATAACCAGCAGATGCAGCAGTTCGATATTTACTTTTATCTTCTGCAATATAATTAGCAAAGTCATCTACAGGTTCAAATACAAATTTCATAATATCATTTTTATTATTAAAACAACTCTTGCCGTTATTAGCAAGAGTTGTATAATGTTAATTATTAAGGAATTAATCACCCACAAGATTAAAAATAAATTAGCAATCGGTAAACTTAAAATTTATACTAACACTAATAATAATAATAACTAACATTGATTTAAACATGACTATACAAATGTATATAATTTTATTACAATATGCAAGCAAATATTAAAAAATCTTTAATTGTCTATTAGCAAGGTTTGTTTTAAAATGATAATCAAACATTAATGATACTTCTTTTTGATAATCATTAATAACATAAGTATCAACTCTTTCAGGTTCATCTTCTACTACAATATATTGTCCTTTATTATCAACTTTAGGCATACCATATTCATTAAGAACAAATGTATCTCTAATTTGAATTAGAATTGCACCTTTAAATTTAAAACCTCTATCAATAAGCATCTTAGCATAAGTATTAAGTTGTAATGAATATATCATACCATTACAATTATATAAATTATCAATAGGATATTTAAGATATTCTTTTTTACTAACCCAAAGATTAGTTAATTGACGATGTCTATTCTTTTTATAATAACCACTTTCAAACTTAATTTCATCTTTATTAGTTTTCCAATCAAGAATTACAAAACTATCATCTTTAATAGCTAGTAAATCAATCATACCTGAAATAAGATAAGTAGGATCATATACACCAACTTCTGCATATAGATGATAACCTTTTTCAACATACCATTCTATAATAGCAACTATTTTAGGATAACGGTCATTAAGAGCTTCTGTAAATGCTTCTATATTAATACGACCTGAAATATTATTTTTAATAATATCATCAATAGTATAAAGAACATTATCATTACGTTTGAAACTTTTAATAGTATCATAAAATTTACTATGAATTTTTATATTAGTTTCAAGATTATCATGTTTAGCTGTTCCTTTATCACAAGCATCTTTAGTAATCTTTTCCCATTGAGCGATAATTTCTTTTTCACTTTTACCGGTATATTGACCACGACCTTCTTTAGCAAGTCTTCTAGCCCATGCTTTAGTATCAAATGGAACTTCAAATTGATGTATTAAAGTAGTAGTTGAGGTATATATATTATTTTGATCATCTGTATATTTATGTTCAGCATCATCAAAATAAATAGTTCTATTATATTTGTCATCTAGTTGTATCATTGTATATTATATTATATTATTCATCAGGTATCATACTAGAAGTAATAGGAACATTACCAAGTCCAACTCCAAGATTATTATCAATAGAATTAAACTCCATAAGTAGTTCTTTTAATTGAGCAGCTAACTTAGGAACATCATTACTAATAGACATAAGTTCTTTTTGAGCTTTATTAATACTCATTATTTCATCAATAGATTTATCAGGTTTCTTAACCTCTTGTTTAATATAATTAAGAAGTGTATCATTACTATCATAAATAATTTTAAAACCTTTTATAAGTTGTTTAATAGTTTTAACAACAGCAGTATCATGATAATCACGATAATATTCAATAAACTCTTTTACAGTTTTATCAGGTTTATAATCATCAGGAAGATCAAGATCATGAACAGCTTTATCATGAAGTTCTTGTCCTGTAAGTCCTTGACGAATACCAGGACTATTAACATTAACTAAATACCAAACATAAGCAAGTTCACGTTTAGCAAACATTTTTTTCAAACCTTTGGCATCTCCAAATATCTTACCACCTCTATCTCTACGAATAATCATACGAGCAAGTTTAATATTCATAGCAACGCCATCATTAATTTGAATATCACCATCTTCTAGTTTAAAAAAAGCATCCATAGTTTAATCATTATTATTATCGTCATTAGTAATATCAATAGTTTGTTCAGATAAAGAAAAAGCATATTTAGCAGCACGTTTACGAAGTTTACCGGTTCTAGGATTAAGATCATAATATACTTTATGAAAATTAGTATCTTTTTTATTATAAAGTCTATTTATAAAAAATTTACAAGCATTATGCCAAATACTATTTTGTTCCTTAGCACCAGGTGAACGAGCATTATCTTCTTCAAACTTAAACATCAAATCATTATAAATATCAAATATACTACTTTTACTAAGAACAGAAGTAAATGAACCAAGAAGTCTAAAAAATACTCTTTCATTATTTTCTATCTTACGTTGAATAGTAATATCTCTAGCAGCTAAAAAAAGTTCTAAATGTTCAGGAGTAATATCTAAATCATGATTTTCTTTAAGTTCTTTAATAGTATATCTAAAATGATCTTCAAGAGTATAAAGATCATCATATAGAAACCCACCATATCCTAAATCTCTAAAATCCATAGTTTATTCAATATCTTGAGGTTCAATATAAATACCAGATATATTATGAAATTCAGTTACAACATAAAATTGTAATTCAACAAGTGAATTAGGATTAAGATTATCATTTTCATTAAGACTTTTAGCCATAGATAAATCCATATTACCTAAAGTCTTACCTTTATTTTGTTTAGAGGCATGACTTGCAGCAGCAAGTAAAGTTGGATGTTTACGTTTAAACTCTTTTAGAAACTCAATAATATTAATATCAGAATATACAAAAGGTTTATAAACAACCATACCTAGAGATTTAATATCAACAATAGAATTAATAGGTAAAGTATCAGTAAGTTGAGGACTAGTTGCTGCAACTACTAATCGCATATGAGGTGTCATAGTTTTAGCAAACATAGCATCAGCTTCATTTATAATATCACCAACAGTATTACATTTAGCAACAGCAATAGCTTCTATCTTGGCAACAACACGAAGTAGAATAGTATCACGCACAGGAATATAATTAACAGTAGTTCTACCATATACAGTATTTTCTAACATATTAATAGCTTTGTTAAGTGTCATTTTATAAGGTTTATTATAAACCTTATTATTTATAGCATTCTTAGTATTATTATTGTCATCACTTTCAATAATATTTACAACGGAACTTTCGATTTGTTTATCATTCATAATCTATTATATTTTAGTTATACAAATTAAATCAATACAAATATAACTATTATTTTTAATTTCAACAAATGTTTAGATAAGTTTTATTAACATTTTATT